GAACGCTCATCATGAGCAATCTTAGCATACGACGATTTTAGGATAGGATCTTCCAAGTTGTCGGCCATAACTTGCCAGTTTTCAGCAGCGTGACCTTCAACGATGAATTGGTACAATGCACGAGCTACTTCATCAGTATCGATATTATAACGCTCAGCAATACGAGCACCTTTAGTTTTCAGATCAGCCATCTCAGCTGGGATCTCAGCACCAAGGTCAACCTCTTTGCCACTGATGTGTGGGATGATGTCATGAACGATACGGAAGTGGTTAGCTTCGTCTAATGCCTGCTTAGCAAGACCACACAACTCTTTAGGATCAGTGCTAAGAGGTGCAGATGCGATTGATTTAGCAATCTCAACAAGGTTCATACGCTCATTAGTCATGCGACGAACAAAGTTGTTATGAAGTTTTTCTTTAGATGGGTTGCTATCGTAGAAAGCCTTGATTTGGATTTGTGATGCTTTGTACATCACCTGGTTCTCTTCCCAAAGTTTGTCTACGAATTGTTCAGCAGTTTGCATGGCGATTCCCTTTTGGTGGATTTTGTTAGTAGTGAAAGTATATAGGCCTATTTATAATAATCCTATACTTCCACATGCAAATAAGCGGCAGTTGTTTGGATGATAAGGAACAACTGCCAAAACCTCATCTAGCCGATCAAGCAGCTAGAGCGTATTCGCTATCGTTTGCGTTTACTTTAAATCATTTTTAAGTCTTTGTTGACTATTCTCAGCATTGCTTTCGTAGACCTGTCGAAACCTATCAGCCCCATCAATAAAACACTACATTAATCAGAGTCATTAACCACATGCCAAAGACAGTCCAAAATAATCTAAAAAATATCATAATGTTCTATTGGTGGAGCTGGCGGCATCGAAGCCGCGTCCAGCCCTCTTAATAACAATACGTCATCGAATTAGTTTAACTCTTCGAGCTCTCGAATCGTCTTCTTTAAGTTGCGTTTGATAATCTCTTTCGCAACTTCTTTCTTTCGACCTTTTTGCTTGCGGATTGTTTCCCAAAGGAATGTTACCTTGGCAATCAGGCCATTGATTTTTCCAAATACGAAAGGCATGATCCTCTCCTATTATTTCTTAGAAGCAGTCTTCTTAGTGGTAGCCTTCTTCTTAGTGGTAGCCTTCTTCTTAGTGGTAGCTTTCTTAGCAGATGCCGCGGCTTTTGCTACTGGTGCAGGACCATTAGGGGTCTCTGACACAGCTGGTGCAGGACCATTAGGGGTCTCTGACACAGAATCGCTAGCGTGCAACGACTTGTGGTTCATATCAACAGGCTTTGCGCGATGTTTGAGGAAAATAGAAACGCCAAGTGCTACAAGGCCCAAAACAATAATCAATTCAACAGTCATATTAATCTCCAAAATAATATCATGTGTGGATTATATAGTCCACTATAACCACAATAATGTCAAGTTACAATTTGGTCACCGACACAATTTCAGCAACACCATGAACGTACTCGGCTACTAAATTTGGGTCGCCTTCGATATGACCAACAACACCCCATATATTCCGACAATGGGTATTCCAAGGATCGATACCTTGATCCTCTAACCATTCAGTAAAGGCAACATCATCTTCTGTTGTGCCACCACCATTGAACTTTATGATGAAATCAGCAGCAACATCGAATTGTGGTACCACATGGCCATTGGCAATGGAATCTACATCGTTGTCCTTGTACGCTTCGTACAGCTTCTTACCTGTACCAAGGTATTTGAATACGACACTTCCAGGTTCGATGATGTTAACGAATTGCTGCATCTCGTTACGGAAAAGCTGTTCACGCTCTTTCTTTTCCCACGACACAACAATTTGTCTGTTAGTGCCACGAATCATTCCTTCAATGCGATGAATGAGTATATTGAAGTCTTGTGACATATCAATCACCCATTGAGGATGAAGCTGCTTAGCAACAGCTCCTTGATCAATACCTGGTCTACGAATGTCCATGATCTCAACAAACGTCTCATGCAGCTTGTTGAGGAAGTCTTGCATCGCTTCCTTATCAGTATAATCTAAACCATCAAAATCGAAATCATAGTTGATTAGAGTATGATCATACAACTCGAAGGTATCGTGCCACTCACGTAGTTGCTCAAAACCGCCCTCTATCGACCACTTATCATTTAGTCCATAGATTCGATCAGTATGTGTCAATGGTTTGCCAATAGCACGATCCATCAACCTTGACCATTTCTTACCAAGAGCAGTATCAGCAGCCTTGATTATAATGCGTGTTGTTTGATCTGAATCAGTCTTGAGCGATAGTTGGTAACGGGTACTTGTCATGATACTCTGCAAAACGCTCACGAACCATCTGACGATAGTCATCTGGGTTTTTAACGAATACTTGAGATAATCCAGTTTCTTGTACGGCGATCAATACTGCGATCTTCTCTATCTTATGACCATGTAGCTCTTCAATCATCATTGAGTAGCATGTAGCTTGTAGGAAGTAATCTTCGATCCAATCTTCACGTTTAGTCTTCGTAGAAGTCTTAAAGTCAACGACAGCTGGAACGCCATCGAACTCAGCGTAGAGGTCGCATCGGCCGGCAGCTTTTAACTCCGTAGAATACAGAGCAATCTCGTTGCCGTAGATCCGACCGATGCGTTCGTCGAGAATGGGTTGCAATTGCTTAAACAAAGCAATAGCGGGAGGCATATGCCCCTTATACACATCGTCTTTATTATTAAGGTAGTCCTCACAGATAGTATGCATACCTGTGCCACGACTAGAGGCTTGTCGCATTATCTTGTCAGCTTCTGCTTCACCAACACGATTGCGCCATGCTTGAATAGAGTCTTTTTTCTTATCGCCAAGGATAGTAGTAACCGATGGGAAGTGGCCGCCTTTAGTGGCATAGTACCGCTTCCCATCAATCATTTCAGCTTCAAGACTTATGTCGCTTATTTCTATATGTTCGAACGTTCTCGTTCTTGTCGCTGTTGGCCGTTTCAGTTTCATCATAATTGCACTTCGCTATAATGTAGTCCTTAACAAGACTACTTCTTACGATATCATCTATTGTAAATTCAATCTTAGTAAATGCACCCATCATAGCTGCAATATCAAAAAATTTCAATAGACCAGACTTATCATTATTTTTCTTTAAGTCTGTCTGTCTGTAATCACCACACCAGATAATTTTCGATCGGTGACCTACACGAGTCATAACCGTATCTAATTCCTCGAATGTCATGTTCTGCATTTCGTCAACTAGAATGATGCAGTTGTCGAAACTCATGCCACGAATGAATGAGGTGGATACGAACTCAATGTATCCTTGCTCTACCAATCTCTGGTAGGCATCAGATCTACCAATCAGTGTATGGCAGATCTGTCTGTATGGCTGTTGATAGATTTCCATCTTCTCATCTATCGAGCCAGGTAAGTGTCCCATGTCCCGTGATTGTACAGCGGAACGGACAATAATAACCTTTTCAAATGGGTTCCCTTTATCGAGAACTTCTTCGAGCGCTTTGTACAAAGCAATAAACGATTTGCCTGTACCAGCGACACCATGTAAGGCAATAAAATAATCACCTTGCCTATAGGCTTCATAGAAGGTTTTTTGATTATCAGTCAAAGGATCAAATGTTGCCATATGATCCAGCTTTATCTTTAGAGTATTCCCTAAAGGTTCATTTCTGCTTTGAGAAGCTTTCCTCTTGCTCTTGTTGTGGTTTAAAAGGTCATCATCATATAGGTCAGTCACATTTACAGCTTGCGATCTTCGAGCCATGTGTTACCTGTGGGTTGCGTTAGAAAGTATTGACTGTCGTCTTTGTGTACTTTGCATCATGCTTATGTTTCACGTTTCGAAGTATATCACGGAACGAGTCATCGGGTTTTTTCAAGCCTAGTCGATGTGGATCACCAATACCTGGTGCAGCACCGATATAAGATTGAAAGTGGGGATTGTCTTCTAGGAACTTAACCTTTTCGTCCCAAGACATACGCTGATCAAATACTTCGTTAGTATTTGTGTCGCGGAAAGAATATGTTGGCATATTAATTATCCAAATAATCAAACACATCATACCCCGCATGAAGAAGATGCTTCATTGTTTGATGCGTTTTCTCATGCCTCATGCGAGGCTTGATACGGCCATCCACACAGTGGAGTGGTTTTTTCTTACGCTGAAAGTATGTATCATGCTTCATTGTTTGACTCCGGCAGTAATCCTGGGAAACTCTCCCGAATCAACTTAGCAGTGATACCTTTATATGGTATCTTCTTGTTCTTAATGCTATTAAGCAGCTTCGCATCATCAGGACTAACAGACTCAAGTAACTCGATGTATAACGTCTCTCTTCGAATCGTAGCAAGGTTTGGATTACCGCCCTTGATGAACAAATATAAGCGTCGAGCCTCAGTCATCAATCGCAATTCTTGACCAGGGAACTCACATGGTTTATATGGTGGATCTGTCTCCGGCAAATCCCACACGATGTTAGGATCGAGGGCATAAACGAGAACAGTACGCAACGCACCATTATCATTAGCTCGTAGAAATTCTACACGTTGATTGTATGAATTCAACTCAGAGCATTGTTGTAAGATTTGTGATATACCTAGACGTGCCATTAGAAGTCACCAAATTTTTCTAAAAGAATTTTCATATTATGATCCTCAAGATATTGTTTAAACAAAACCTTGTCTTTCCCTGATTGATCTTCGTATGCAGCCAACACAAGTTGCTGAATAGATTCTGGTACCATATGAAGATCAATTAGTAGCTCATTCCGTTTGAAATTAGCATACTGTTCGTCAGTTAATACATTCTCAAGATCAGGGATTTGACTCAAGAATTCGACGCGTTTTTTTGCAAGCGGTTTCTGCCGACGTCCCTCGACAATACAGGAATCATCAGAAACAATATTCGGTATACCATCACCACGATCGCCGCGTAAGATATGCTCACGCAGGTAGCGATGTGGGTCATCTGTAGTAATGGGTTTGTGGCGTACTGGATCGTACTGTTCAACGTTGCCATATACTTGGAGTTGCATGAAGTCCTTATCACCCGACAATATCATTATCTTCTCGGTACGGTCAATCAGCGTTCCATGACGGATACACAACGTAGCGATGATATCATCAGCTTCTGCATGGGGAATTTGGAGTACGCGATATGGTGCCACGTCTTTCAACTCATCGCGGAATCGATTAAGGCAACCAAAGATGTGATTCCAATCATAATCAGATTCATCACGAGTCTTCTTGCGGTTGGCTTTATAATTAGGGAATATATCACGGCGCCAGTAACGTCTATCGTCAGCACAAATGACTAGATCGCCATATTCTTCTTGTGAGAACTGAGTACGGTAGGAACGCAGTGAGTTAAGGACCATGTTTCTGAACAGGTCCTCTTCAATCTCGCCTCTTGCATGATTACCAAGTTGTGCCATCAAATTGGATATCATGACCTGATTGAGGTCAATTAAAATCACTTAACTACTCCCATAACGGGAACACTATCCTACATTCAATCTATAATTTCAACAAGATGATCCGCTATCTCTTGCAGTATATGAGGATCATTATTTGTCCTCATTAAGGATGATCTAATTGTTTCGCACAATAAACCGAGGTCATGATCATTCTCTAAGGAATAACCACGTTCACCGACATACACGATGATCTCTTCCATTAAGTCATCGACCATATCTTCGAACTCTTCGCGTTGAGCATTTTGTCGATCTAATCGGTCAGTATACTTACTAACAAAGTCGATAACGTTATTGGATATCACAACATCGTCTCCAACATTGCTTCCCATTGATGCTTACGGTACTCCCAAGAATAGAATACATCTGCATAAGTCTTAGCACCAGCAACGCGTGATTGTACGCCATCATCCTTATACATTTCAACAGCCGTCTTCATGTGCTGATAG